TGAACGTAATAAACATTGTTGTCCCGTGCTTGATTAGTGTCAATAGCAATATCGGTGCCTGAAATTCTTGGTTGATATTTTTGCATTTCCTGTGCGATAACTCCCACTGCGCTAACATACGCAAAACCAGTTAGCGTTGCGTCTCCGATGTTTATTCCCCATTTCGGATGTGCACCTAATACGATCTGGTTGCCAGCAGCTAATTCTTGTCCAACGAAATCGTCTGTGTCAGCATTCCATGTCGAAGGAGCCGACCATACATATTGAAAACAGTTCATTGCTTGTTTCGGCTTGATTGCGCGTAAGACTTTCTTTCTGAAACGTCTCAATCTTCGTCGTTTTTTGTAGGGTAACTTCCGACGACGACGATATCTTACTGCTGTTGCATTTCCCCGATCTCCCATATCGTTGAAACGCACGTCGGCATTTGTTTGGGTAGCAGTACCAGTTTCTCTTCCTTCGATAAGTCTTCTTTTCTGAGGACCACGGTTCATATTGCTTTCGAGGTTTCGTTTAGCAGCGTAACCGGCTACAGCTAACGCTGCACTTCTCTTAACTATAGCTCCTAAGTTTTGAGTCCAATGTTTCTTCCTGTAAGGTGGCATAAAAAAAAAAGTGTGTCCGAAGTCAATTAGAAGTGGTGGTTTAGTATTACCCACCACTTCGGCAACAAGATGTGTTTAAATATTTTTTATTGCCCAGCGATCCGCGCTAAGTTTGGATTCATCCGGTTTAAAATTAGCAAATACAACTACATGTGGAATCGGAAAACGGTGACAATTTGTTTCATATTTTGTATTGAGAAAGTAACCGTTCTTGAAAGTTTCAACAACTCGATAAGGGAAAGCATCTTCGTTGTCTCTTGCCCAATCAAAAAATACTACTTTCTCGTTCTGGTAGGCGTAGTATATATCGGCATGTCGTCCCCCTGTGACGACATATCCTCCATATCCTCTGCAATCCACGAAATTAAGTCCGAAATACGTTTTTCCAACGTTGCCAATTGCTTCTTGATACCAGTAAACTCTCCTCGGATGAGGTTCTCCATTAAGGATGAGGCTGAGTTCGAACTGCCATCCTGGTCTTGGGACAAATAATGGTCTTGTCGGAGTTTGATAGAATCTAGTAACTCGACTAACAAAGCGTGGGTACTTTGCAAGGATTGGTCCCCATTCCTCGATCGTTTCCTGTTCGGTAATTGGTCCGAGAGCTGCTCTTCTGACAAAGTCAACAATATCGGTTCGTCTACCTTGACTCTTAGGTTCACCATACTGCCACGGTCCTTCGATTCGGCTTTCTTCCTTCGTGTTATAAGTGATACACTCGTCAGCAGTTCCCCTTGCTATTTCAACGTGAGCTCGTCTTGAGATCAATGACTTGACAGAGGGTAAGCGCTTCTTCTTTGTGAATTGTACGTAACCCTGATAATGGATAGTTCCAGTTTCGGGCGCTTTTTCCAATTGAAATGCAATAAATCCAATATCATATTCAGTTCTGACATTCACGTCTTCAAGTCCAGTAAAAAACAGTTTCTCAGCAGCAGTAGGGTTGTTCAAAGTAAAGATAAAATTTTTAGCAATCATTTTAAGATAAAATAATGGTTGCCAAAGTCAGTTTAAATAAAAAAAGGAAAAAAATAAATTATTGCGGATTCCGCACAATATCACGCCATTTTAGTTTAGGGTCTAGACCGCGGTCTAGACTTTAGGGTCTAGGCCCGCGCGGCGAGCGCTTTTAGGATATTTAGGGTTAGTCAACGAACTTTTATTTTTATTTGCCCTCCGAACCAGCTATAGAATGCAATGCCGCCCCGCGAGGGCCAGCGCGGCGAGCGCTAAATTGCAGGAGCAGTCACATTATTAATAACCCAGTTAGGAGCAGCGTTAATGTTGTTAAGACCACCTTGTCCAACCATAGGTTTGTAATGGTAATTTGTGTGTTTGTAAATTCTGGCTACGGTGTTTCCAACTACGTATCTTGTAGGACCTTGTTCCGGGTCAATAATTATCATGAAGTATTTAGTAATTCCTTTAACCGCGAATTTCAAGTTGAATCTTTGGCCTCGGTAAATAAATCTTGGGCTGTACATTTTGAAAGTCTGATACGCGTTTACGGGATCGGAAGCGGCAGGGATTCTGACCTTAGTCTTCTTCAATATTTTCCAGTACTTTCCGAAATTTGGGCAATCGGTAGGTTCAGTACCTTTCGTGAATATTTCTCCCTTGGTTCCTGTCGCGTAATCGTCTACTGTTTGTTGCATTGAACTCCAAGCCAATGCAGGTGTTGCAAAACTTTCAGCAGCAATATCTTGTGCTGCTACACATTCGTATAAGTCAAATATCAAATCTTTAGCAGTATTTGGATTTTGAATAGTCAATTTAGCGTAGGCCCGTTGAACGTAATAAACATTGTTGTCCCGTGCTTGATTAGTGTCAATAGCAATATCGGTGCCTGAAATTCTTGGTTGATATTTTTGCATTTCCTGTGCGATAACTCCCACTGCGCTAACATACG